TCCAAACGCAGTATCTACTGTAATTGATGAGTCAGCATTTATTGTTGTACCTTCAGCAGTATCAATTTACGAGTCACCAATTCTACGTCTGTCAACAAACATTCCAACTTCAGGCGAGATCGAGACATCACTATATGGCTACATGGCCGTTGGTGTATTAGTACAAGGTGGCGTTCGCCGTTTCAACCTAACCTAATAAGTTAGTCAATTTAATAATCCCTAGGGTTTAGTAGCCCTAGCCCTAGGGAGCTTTTTAAGAGAGGACACTATGGCCGCTGCAATGGTAACGATGGCAGAGTTACGCAGTAATTTAGGTATTGGCACTTTATACAGTGACGCTACAGTGGAAGAGTGCTGCCAATCGGCAGAGGATCTAGTCGGTGCTTATCTTTGGCATAACGATGCACCAGTTGTCGGCTCATCTATTAGCAACAACGTTGCAACTTTAGTATTAGCAAATCCAGGTATATTTGTAACTGGTCAATCAATAACAGTAAGTAATTGTGGTGCAACTTATAACGGCACATACACATTAACAGGATCATTCCCAGGTACTACAGTGCCAGCATCTATCGGCACAGCATTCTGGAGTACATACGCATTTAGTTCATACCCTAACGGCTACAGCATTATTCAATACGCAAAGACAGCTAGCGATGATCCATTTCACTTTGTTAAACCATACGGCCGAGCCCTTGGCCCAGAGCATAAAGCACAGGCTTACACTGCGACCCCTGCCATACGAGAGGCTGCGATGATCGTGGCTGTTGACATCTGGCAAAGCCGTCAAGTTAGCCAGACTGGTGGGGTAGGTATGGATGGGATCACTGCAAGCCCATATCGGATGGGTTATCAGCTGATTAACAGAGTGCGTGGTCTCATCCAACCGTATTCAAGTCCAGCATCATTGGTGGGCTAATGCCAGCAGCAATAACTACACTTAGATCTACTTTAGCAACTACTTTAACTAATTCTGGAATCTGGTCAGTTTTCAGTTATCCGCCTGCAACATTACTAGCTAACGCGGTAGTAATTACGCCTGGCGATCCATACATTACGCCATCTAATAATGATGAGATAAGTGTAAACCCATTAGCAACGTTCAAAGTGATTATTACAAAACCAGCATTTGACAATCAGGGTAATTTGGCTGGCATGGAAGATTATATTCTAGCAGTAGTTACAAAATTAGCCGCTGCTACTTATCAGATGAACATATCTAGCATTTCAGCACCAGCAATAGTTAATGCAGCAAGCGGTGATCTGCTTGTGTCTGAGATTACTGTATCAATCCTAACGAGTTGGAGTTAATATGAGTTATAAAGGATTCACTGAGGAAGACCTTAGATTTCTGGCTAGAATCGGCCAGATTACCGAACCACCAGCAGCGGTTAAAAAACCTGCTATAAAGAAAGAAGAGGAAGAATAATGGCCGTATTTCTAAGTAATGGTGCGGTTGTTACCCTTAACAGCGTCGATATTTCAGGCGTAGTTACAGGCGTCACAATTAACCGCAGCTTTGATGAACTAGAAGTAACAGCGATGGGCGACTCAGCTCACAAGTTTACTAAAGGTCTAGAAGCATCAACAATCACATTAGATCTATTAAACGATACAGCTGCATCAGGTGCTAACGCAGTTACTGCAACACTTGCAGCAGCATGGGGTACAACAGTGCCACTAGTAATTAAGCGCAGTTCAGCAGCAATCAGCACAACCAATCCTGAGTATCAAACTACAGTTTTGGTTAACAACACACAAGATCTAAATGGATCTGTAGGCGATATATCGACTCAGAGCATTACATTTACTTGTAATTCAGTTATAGTAGTAGACGTAACACCTTAATTAAGGAGTAGTAATGGCAAAGCTAAAGATAACAAGGGCTAATGGCGAAGTCACAGAACATAAGATAACGCCAGGTGTCGAGTACGCTTTCGAGTTAAAGTACGGCGCAGGAATTAGTAAAGTCCTACGTGACCATGAACGGCAGACCGAGATTTATTTCTTGGCGCATGAGTGTTTACGTAGGGCTAATATCACCGTACCTGTGTTTGGTATTGAGTTTATTGACTCACTAGATACCGTAGAGGTGATGGACGAAGAAAAAAAATAGTACCGCGTGACTCCATTCTCTATACAGTGGCTGCTTTAAGTGTAGAGACTGGGATCGCGCCTAGCGAGTTTATTGACATGGATGCAGAGATGCTCAGGGCTATCATCCAAGTGTTAAACGATAGATCTAAGGAGTTAAAAAATGCCAGTCGTGGTAAACGGCGTTAGAGAGTTCCTTAAAGCTATTGACGAGATAGACGAAGACATGTATAAGAACGTTAAAACAAGTCTTAAAACTCCTATGATGCAGGTTGCCTACAAGGCTAAACAATATTTACCAAGCGAGCAAAATGTGCTAAGTGGATGGACAAAACAAGCCGAAGCACAAGCAGGCCAGCGCAGACCATTTCCAGCGTACGATCAATCTACAGCTAGAAACGGTATTAAATATAAATTAGGCCCTAATAAGAAAAACAGAAAAGGCTACTCAGTTTATAATTATGTATCTAACGAGTCAGCAGCTGGTGCGATCTATGAGACTGCAGGACGCAAAACAGGCGGATCACAAGGTGCATCACTTAACCCAAATGCAGGCGTGCAATTTATACAGGCATTACCTAATGTAGTAGATGCAACACTTGCAGGATCTGTAGGCCGTAGAGGTCGTAAGAATAAAGGCCGTGTAATTTATAAAGCGTGGGCAGAAGACCAGGGCAAGATTTACGAAGATTTGAAGAAGGCAATAGATGATGCAATATTCCAGTATTACAAGAAGTTACCTTTAGAGAAAAAAGGTCAAATACTAGGATTTTATAAAGAGCGATCAGCTCGTGGATTTAAGGGAGTATAACTGTGCCTACCTTAGTAGTATCGGCTCTCAGCACCTTTGATAACAAAGGATTAAAAAAGGCTAAAAAAGAAGTAGGCACCTTTGAAAAACAAATAAAGAGTTTTGCTAAAGTCTTTGCTACAGCGTTTAGCGTTAGAGCATTAACCAATTACAGCAAAAAAGCAGTACAGGCATTTATGGCCGATGAGAAAGCCGCCAAGTCTTTAGAGCAACAATTAAAGAATACTGGTTATCAATTTAGCGCACCAGGTGTAGAGCTGTATATCGCTAACCTGCAAAAAGCAACAGGCGTACTAGATGATGAATTACGTCCAGCATTCCAGCAATTATTGACAATAACAGGCTCAATCACTAAAAGCCAGGATGCATTAAACACTGCATTAAACGTAAGCGCAGCCACAGGTAAATCATTAGCATCTGTTACCACAGCCTTATCACGTGGCTATGCAGGTAACACCACAGGTCTAAGTAGGTTAGGTGCTGGTCTAAGTAAAACGCTATTAAAAACTAACGACATGAATCTGATCATGGGTGAACTTAATAAAAAGTTTGCCGGACAATCTGCAGCCAGATTAACTACCTACGCTGGAAAGATGGATCTATTAACTGTAGCAGCCGCTAATGCACAAGAAATTATCGGTAAAAGTTTATTAGATTCTTTAACTGCATTAGGTGATGATAATAGTATTGAAGGTTTAACAAAGAACATGGAAGATTTTGCCACAGCTACAGGTGATGTAATTTATGGCCTAGGCATAGTGGCTAAAAGAATTAAAGAATTAACAACCATACCTGGACTGGGCGGTCTATTTGATGTTAAAAATATACCAGTCCTAGGTGCTTACTTAGGTGGCTTGCAACAAATAGGCCAAAATGCTAGAGAAAGAAACAATTCACAATTCAACACAGTAGCCAGACCATCTGCTGCAGAAATTGGGATTCAACTTAAATTATTAAAAAGCAAAAAAGAAGAATTAGCAATACTTAACAAAAAGAACGCTGCAGATAAAAACGTAGAAGAGTTAAAAAAGAAGTTTGATTTAGAGCGCATAGGACTTACAGCTGCATTAAACGCTGCTACAGATGAAGAGACTAAATTACGCCTAAAGGCACAATTAGCCATATTAGATAATAACGATGCTTTGGCTAAGAAGTTACTAGCAGAGATGGAAGCGGCCGAGGCTGCTAAAAAGTTAGCACTTGCTTTGGGCACAGTCGGTGATGCAACTATTGAATACTTTAAGAAACTAGCAGAATCATTAGTTGGCACTATGGGTTATTTTAATATGAGCATGCAGCAAATATTAGCTGAAAGACTTAGAGAATCTGGTAAAACTTCTTTAGGTGGTGGAATGACTGGTGGTGGATTTACACCATTGACAGCTAGTTACTTCCAAAGTCTAGGTAGTCAATTACAGGGATCATCATCTTATGCTGGCATGAGTGCTGGTCAAATATCATTAGAAAGAGCTAGAGAGTCAGGAAATAGATCATTAGACGTTAACTTAGTAGTTAGTGCCCCATCGGGTGATGCATTTGCACAGTTAGTAGCTGAGAGTATTCAGGTCGCTGGCCGCACTGGATTTAGCACTACACCTAATGGCGGATTACCTTAATGGCAGTACCAGTAATAAATGCAATAATTAACTTTAGCACTGGCCCATCATTTGCTCAGGCTATGATCATTGACCAAGGTATATTAGGCACTAATGTATTGGCAGATTCAGCAGCTGTAATTGTAGATGTATCTAATCAAGTTAATCGTATTGAGACTAACCGAGGCCGTACCGCTTTGTCAGATCAATTTCAGACAGGCGCACTTACTCTACGTATTACAGATCAAAATGGCGATTTTAATCCACAAAATGTAAGCGGGCCATATTACAATTTATTAACACCTATGAAAAAAGTGCAGATTACTGCAACCTTCAATGGCGTTACATATCCCATCTTCTCTGGATTCATTACGTCTTATGTAACTACATACCCAGGAGAGTCAGACGACACCGTAGCCATTACGACTATACAAGCTGTAGATGCATTTAGATTAGCCCAGATAGCACAGATCAGCACAGTTACAGATGCCACTGCTGGACAATTATCTGGCACACGTATCAACAAGATATTAGATCAAATTGACTGGCCTGATTCAATGCGTGATATAGATGCAGGTCTTACAACTATGCAAGCAGACCCAGGCACTAACCGCACAGCCTTATCAGCTCTTACTACTGTATCCATTTCAGAGTATGGTGCTTTATATGTAGATGGTTATGGCTCATTTGTATTCCAAGATAGAGCAGTAACCGTTGGATCTATTGGTGCCACACCTACAGTCTTTGCAGATAACGGCACAGGTATTGTTTACTTTGATGCAAGTTGGACATTAAATGATGTGCTTATATTTAATAAAGCCACTATTACTAGAAGTGGTGGCACAGCACAAATAGCATCTAATCAAGCCAGCATAGATAAATATTTTCTGCATAGTTACTTCCAAGACAACCTACTTATGCAGACCGATGCAGTAGCCCTAGATTATGCCCAGGCTTATGTGGCGAGTAGAGCTGAAACTACGATCCGATGTGATGCTATTGTCCTAGACCTATACACGCCTAATTATGATACAGGCGTAGTTGCAGCCCTAGACCTAGATTTTTTTGATCCTATAACCATTATTACTACCCAGCCAGGTGGATCTTTGCTTGAGAAGACCCTGCAGATTTTCGGTGTCCGCATGAATATAACCCCGAATAGTTGGAAAACAACCTTTACAACACTAGAACCTGTCATAGATGGGTTTATAATAGGCAACGTAGATTACGGTGTCTTAGGACAAAACGTACTATCTTATTAAGGAGATATAATGGCAACAGGATTTCCAGCAGCTACAGGTGACGTACTTACCTCTGGCATGTTTAATGGTTTAACTTCATTTACAGTAGGCACTGCTAACACTGCAGATTACACAGCTGTATTAAATGACCAATATCAGGTATTAGAAATAATGAATAAAGCAACAGCAATAGCATTTAAGATTCCAACCGATGCATCTGTAGCATTCCCAGTAGGCACAGCAATTACAGTGTTAAACATAGGCGTAGGTGATTGCACAATTAGTGCAGTAACACCAGGCACCACCACAGTATTAAGTGCTGGCGCAGTAGCAGCATCACCAATTTTAGGACAGTATAAATCTGCAGTATGTATTAAAACAGCTACTAATGCTTGGTATGTTGTAGGCGGAATTAACTAATGATTGGAAATATAGTTGCAGCGCAATTAGGTATCCCAGTACCAATACCACCATTGAATGTAGATTATTTAGTAGTTGCAGGTGGTGCAGGTGGTGCTAGTGGTGGCGGTGGCGCAGGTGGACTAAGAAGTACAGTTACTGCAACAGGTGGCGGTGGAACATTAGAAACTGCTTTATCTTTAAGTATAAGCACTAATTATACTGTAACAGTTGGTGGTGGTGGGGTTGGTGGTGTGGCAAACACAACTCGTGGTACAAATGGTGGTAACTCAGTTTTTTCTACTATAACATCTACTGGCGGTGGCGGTGGCGCACCAACATCAGGTGCAGGTAGTGGCACAGCAGGAAGTAATGGTGGTTGCGGTGGTGGTGCAGCAGCAGAAGGTGCAGTTAATTCAGCAGGTGGCACAGGTGCAGCTAATCAGGGTTATGCAGGTGGTGATAATGGTTCTAATAGAAGTTCACCATATTCTATTGGCGCAGGCGGTGGCGCAGGTGCAATAGGTGGTACTGGAATTGGTGGCGCAAATGGTGGTAATGGTGTAGCAGTTTCTATTACTGGTTCATCTGTAACTTATGCTGGCGGTGGCGCAGGCGGTGCGTTTGATGCTGGTTCAGGTGGCACTGGTGGCACTGGCGGTGGCGGTGGATCTGGTGCATATTCAAGCGCAGGAACAGCAGGAACAGCAGGCACT